GTAGGATTTAAGTTTACTGCGAATCAGCACGTTGCCGATCGACTGGAGGAACCAGTAAACCATCGCTCCCCATATAGCAGAGGTCAGAAAAGCGAAAATGGCCTGACAGAAGACCTGGAATGCTTGCGCACTAGTTAGCCCAGACTCAATACCCTCATACGCTGCAATATTGAGCACAGTCGAAAATTGACTTACTACAACGATCAGAATAAAGACAATCAGGCTAAAACTAGACCAAGCATATGACCCGTCTCTGCTGCACCTGTTTAAAAAGGTTAACAACGCCTTAGTAAACAACTCATACGATTGGATAACAATGGGCCATAACCAAACTCCCATTCCTTTTCGCACAAGATTAACACATTGCTTTATTAGTGACTTCTCATCTAGTACCTCATCACGGCCCTCGACTATGTTAGAACCGAGGACATGGTTATCCGCCTCCCACGCTTCCTCCAATAAAATTGGACTTAGATGTGACCCTTCTCCAGATCGGCTTCCACGCCGTCTTCGGAGGAGTGCTACTACCTCTCCATCGGTAGCTGTCTCCCCCTCGAATTCGTTATTAACCGAATAAACACTCTCTAGCTGCACTCCTTCAAAATCTAAGGCATCACTCTCAGATTCCGCTAGGTTGGTTGGAATGTCTATTACAACACTTTGGTCTAATAACGCCTGGGCCCCACCCGTCTTACTATCTTCTGTTGCGGCAGGCAATTAATTTCAGATACACGGTCACCCTCCCATAGTATCCTAGAACGGCATTTCTACGTCTGCGGAACACGACGAATACATTTTTGCTACAGCGTTGCATCTCACGCTTCGCACATTTTGACCTACTACACTACGCTTTCTCAGGGGCTCAACCCGAGTAGAATGAGTTTGATTAACATGGAACTTCTCAATAACTGTGTGTTTAATAGTTGTCGATCGGATTGAATTTGGTTGGAGCATTCACTATCGAGCCAATTTCGACACCGCCCGCTTGGTAAAACCAACAAGGAGTCAAC